AAGTACTGGACGTACATCGCCGGCTGCGTAATTACGTTACCAATAAGTTGATATTGGACTCTGCGGATGTAGATGCCCGCACCCGACTAAAAGCTTTGGAGATGCTGGGAAAGATCTCTGGGGTTGGGCTTTTCTCAGACCGCATAGATGTCACGATTACCCAGCGTACAGTCAAGGATATTGAGACTGAACTACGCAAAACCTTGGAGCTTTATGACGGTGAATACACCGTAGTTGAAGACGAAAAGTCGACAAGCCTTGCAGAAATAGACCTAGATACCGAACTGGGCATCGATAGTGGATCAAGCACTCCTTCTTGACGTTGAAAAACGTCTAACGACGATGCCCCCCGAGCTTCAACAGAAGGTTGGGCAGCTACTAGCCGAGGCGCGAAAGGTCGGGACGCAGGAAAAAGCCTCCACAGACTTCATGGCCTACGTTAAATACGTGTGGCCTAACTTCATTAATGGCAGGCACCACGAGAAAATGGCTCGTGCGTTTGAAAAAGTGGCTAATGGTGAGGTCAAAAGGCTCATTATTAACATGCCCCCTCGCCATACCAAGTCAGAATTTGCGTCTTACTTGCTGCCAAGTTGGTTTTTAGGCAGGTTTCCGGGCAAAAAGATCATTCAGACCTCTCACACAGCAGAATTGGCGGTGGGATTTGGACGCAAAGTACGTAATTTGGTCGATTCCGACCGCTATAAAGACATATTTCCGCAAGTTGCACTACAAGCTGATTCTAAAGCTGCTGGCCGGTGGGCCACTAACTATGCAGGAGAGTATTTTGCAATCGGTGTTGGCGGTGCAGTTACGGGTAAAGGCGCTGATCTGCTCATTATTGACGACCCTCACTCGGAACAAGAGGCAACCCTAGCCGAGACTAGCCCTGAGATCTACGACAAGACTTACGAGTGGTACACATCCGGGCCTCGTCAGCGTTTGCAGCCGGGTGGAGCCATTGTTGTCGTCATGACACGGTGGAGTAAGAAGGATCTGACGGGGCAAGTGCTTAAAGCAGCGGCCCAGCGCAGCGGAGAAGAGTGGGAAGTCATTGAGTTCCCGGCTATTTTACCCTCCGGCAAATCACTTTGGCCTGAGTTCTGGAGCATCCAAGAACTTGAGGCACTGCGGCAGGAACTGCCCAACAGCAAGTGGATGGCTCAGTATCAGCAGGAGCCGACTTCTGACGTATCAGCCATCGTCAAGCGTGAATGGTGGCAAGTTTGGGATAAAGACAGCCCGCCTTTCTGTAGTTACACAATCCAGTCTTGGGATACGGCATTTCTCAAGTCAGAACGCGCCGACTATTCAGCCTGCACCACGTGGGGGGTGTTTGAGCATCCTGACGACACGGGAAAAATGCAATCCAACATTATCCTCCTGAATGCATTTAAGAAGCGCATGGAGTTTCCTGAATTAAAGGAAGCGGCATATGAGGAGTTCAAGTATTGGAACCCCGACAGCATCATTATTGAAGCCAAGGCAGCGGGCAGTCCCCTCATATTTGAACTTCGCTCCATGGGCATACCGGTGCAGGAGTTCACCCCCTCCAAGGGAAACGACAAGATTGCACGGTTAAATGCGGTTGCGGACATGTTTGCATCCGGACGGGTTTGGGTTCCTAATACCCACTGGGCCGAGGAACTGGTCGAGGAAGTGGCAAGTTTCCCCTCTGGCGAGCACGACGACTTGGTGGACTCCATGACCCAAGCATTGCTTCGCTATCGACGGGGCGGCTTCTTACGGCTGGCAAGTGATGAACCGGAGCCTACGCGCTACTTCAAGCGCAAGCGTGAAGGCTATTACTAGGAGAATTTAGATGGCTGTCGATAAAAGTTTGATGCAAGCCCCGTTGGGGTTGGAAGCCCTTGCTCCTCCTGAGCCGATTGAGATTGAGATCGTCGATCCTGAAGAGGTTCGGATTGGCGTCGATGGGATGATGATTGAGCTTAGTAAAGAAGAGCCTCGCGCCGAGGACTTTGACGCCAACCTTGCTGACTTCATGGGTGAGAACGAGTTGCAGAGCCTAGCCTCTGAACTTTTGGGGCAATACGAACAAGACCTTTCAAGCCGTAAGGACTGGCTAGATACTTACGTCAAAGGTTTGAAAATTTTGGGGATTCGATACGAAGAACGCACTGAGCCGTGGCCGGGTGCATGTGGTGTGTTCCATCCGCTTCTCATGGAGTCGGCGGTCAAGTTTCAGTCTGAAACGATTATTGAAACTTTTCCGGCAATGGGGCCGGTTAAAACCAAGATTATTGGTAAAGAAACTCCAACAAAAAGAGATTCTGCAATTCGTGTCGCGGATGACATGAATTATCAGTTAACCGAGGTAATGAAGGAGTATCGCCCAGAGCATGAGCGGATGTTGCTCAGCATGGCTTTGGCGGGTAATGCTTTTAAGAAAGTGTATTTTGATCCGTCGTTAGACCGGCAAACTGCGGTGTACATTCCGGCTGAAGATATTGTGGTGCCATATGGCGCACCGAATCTTGAAGGAGCCGAACGTGTTACGCACCGGATGCGTAAGACAAAAAATGAGTTAATTAAACTACAACACGCAGGATTTTATCGTGATGTGGACTTGGGTGATCCGGTTCGCACGATGGATGAGGTGGAGAAACAAAAAGCCGAAGATCAAGGCTTCTCGGCGTCCATGGATGACAGGTTCCAGTTGCTTGAGATGCATGTGAACATCGACTTGCCGGGTTATCCTGATGTTGATAAAAACAACGACGAGACAGGAATTGCTCTACCGTATGTGGTGACTATTGAAAAAGGAACCAGTACCGTTTTGGCAATTAGGAGAAATTATCGTGAAGACGACAAACTCAAACAAAAGCGGCAGCACTTCGTCCACTACGGGTACATACCGGGATTTGGATTTTACTACTTCGGACTTATTCACCTTATCGGGGGACACAGTAAAGCTGCAACGTCCCTCCTTCGCCAACTTGTCGATGCGGGAACTCTCTCAAATCTCCCCGGCGGACTCAAATCCCGAGGACTCCGAATTAAGGGAGATGATACGCCGATTGCACCGGGAGAATGGCGAGACGTAGACGTTCCTTCAGGTGCGGTGCGAGACAATATTTTACCGCTACCGTACAAAGAGCCAAGCCAAACCCTTTCTCTACTTATGGACAAGATCATTGAGGAAGGTCGCCGTTTTGCTGCGGTGTCTGATCTCAAAATTACAGATATGTCCAATCAGGCTCCGGTGGGTACGACACTTGCTGTGCTTGAGCGTGTATTGAAGGTGATGACTGCCGTGCAGGCTCGCGTGTACTACGCGATGAAGCAGGAATTTAAACTGCTGGCAGGGATCATCCGAGACAATACGCCAGAGGAGTACAGTTACGAGCCAGAAATCGGCAAGCGTAGTGCTAAAAGAGCGGATTATGACGACGTAGACGTTATTCCTGTCAGTGATCCAAACGCGGCAACGATGGCGCAAAAAGTGGTGCAGTACCAAGCGGTAATTCAGTTAAGTCAGACCGCACCACAACTTTATGATTTACCATACTTACATCGTCAAATGATTGAGACGCTCGGTATTAAAAACGCAGATAGGCTTGTGCCGTTACTAGACGACGCCACACCTCGTGACCCCGTTACTGAAAACATGGATGCTATGACGGGTAAACCGCTCAAGGCGTTTATGTATCAAGACCATGAGGCGCACATCTCTGTTCATATGGCATTGGGACGAGATCCAAAGATTGCTCAACTAATTGGGCAAAACCCATTGGCACAACAGATTACCGCTGCGCTTCAAGCACATATTATGGAACATGTAGCGTTCCAGTATCGCCGTGAGATTGAAAAACAGCTTGGTGCGGCATTGCCGCCCCTGCCGCAAAATGACCGTGAAGAGTACGATTTGCCGCCTGAGTTTGAAGCAAAATTGTCTCAGTTAACTGCTGTTGCCGCAGCACGAGTTCTACAAAAAGATACGGCAGAGGCTCAGATGCAGCAAGCTGCACAACAACAGCAAGATCCGCTTGTTCAAATGCAGATGATGGACTTGCAGATCAAACAACTTCAAGCACAAACCAAAGCGCAGCAGATACAGATTGAATCACAAATACAGCAAGCCGAAGTTCAACGTAAGCAGCAGAAAGATGTTATGGATGCTGCAGCTAAAGCTGATGAGTTGGAGCTTCGTAAATCGGAAATTGCAGGACGTCAGCAGCTTGAGGCAGCACGTCTTGGCGTAGATATTGAGAAACACAAAGCAGAGCAGCGTCGAGATGGCGTCAAAATTGGTGTTGATATTGGTAAAGCTAAAGAAGCTGCAGAATTACAACGCGTGCGTCCACAAATTACACCTAAAGGGGACGCATAAATGGGCTATTCCAACGCTTTAGAGTACTTGGATGCAAAACTTCAAGAAGAGCGCACATTAATTGTCGAAACCTTAATCCAAGGTAAGTTGGATGAAGGCGAATACAAACGTCTTTGCGGGGCGCTACAAGGTCTCGATCTCGCCAAGAACCATATTAAAGACCTTGCAAAACGCTTGGAGCGCGACGATGAGTAGTATCAATATTGAGAAAACGCAGGAAGAGGTTGCTAAAGCTAAACTTTTGCCCACCCCAAAAGGTTACCGAATCTTATGTGCGGTTCCGCATGTAGAGGAGGAGTTTGAGGGGGGGATTGTTAAAGCCGAGGACACCAGAAAAGTCGAGGAGCAGACCACGGTGGTTCTGTTTGTCGTCAAAATGGGTGACCTTTGTTACGTAGACAAGGAACGTTTTCCCACCGGCCCTTGGTGTAAGGAAGGCGACTTTGTGCTGACCCGTCCCTATTCAGGCACCCGCGTGGTCATCCACGGTCGGGAGTTCCGCATTATCAACGACGATACGGTGGAAGCGGTGGTCGAAGACCCCCGTGGAATCCGTCGCGCATAGGAGTAAATCATGGCTGTTG